GGTGGATTGGCTAAAATAACATCTTCATTATTGATTGAATCGTAGGTGTCTACTGTTATGTAGTTAGAGATCGTTGTTCAGATCGGATAAAACTGAGGCTTATCCTCAATTTTCTCTCGATCGACGCGCGCTAGTGTTGCGCCTTTGCGAATTTTCGACAAATTCTTATAACTTTCCAAGCCGGGTAGCCCATTGGGCCAAGCCTTAACGGCATCGAAAGTCGGACCCGGTTGAGATGATCTGTCTCTCTCATACGAGTCCACGGTAACACTCCCAACAGTTTGGACATTCATTTGTCCTGGTAGGGTGTCACTAAATGACATGTTCTTTCCGCAAAATGGTAACCAATCGAAGATACTATCAAACGATCGGAGCGACATTATATTATTGAGTTGTTCGTATAATTTGATCTTACTTGGTGTGCATAATCTGTTGAAAACGGTAATTTCATCCTCTAAACATAACAAGAAAGCCATTGCTGATCCGTAGATACAGCAATCCAATCTCATTGAATTGGGGATAGAAATTTTCTCGGACCTCACAAGAGTTTGCATGGTGTTTAAACATTTCTTTAAACCAGCCTTATCGCGAGATATTCCAACCATTTTAATTGCAACTTGTTCAACCAAGCCCTTTGGTAAAAGGATGTATTTGTCGGTCTCATTGCTCAACCACATGTAACTACCAAAACTCTTGATTTTGGCAGATCGCATCTTGAACACGTCCAACATAGGTTTGAAAGAGGTTTCATCCCCTAATGTCAGGACACCAGATACATTTCCATGATGATCGTTGCGTCTAAGACTTGAAATTAGAGACATGGGCATATCAGAATCTATGCTGATTTTGCCTACCAAATGCTTTGGCACGGACGTGAATTTATATAACCAACTATCGCCCATAGGACGACCTTCCCAACACATCGCTTCACCTTTGTACTCAAAATAAGTACTGGTCAACCAATGGCATGGGTCGTGAGAATAGGAAGTTAAATTACCTGTCACTTTCATGTCAACAACTAATGAGTCATTGCGTACAGAAGTTTCATAATGAGATTCAATAAAATCTCCATTGTCATGAAACGAACCGTATAGTTTGTCGAATTTGTGAGCTACAGCGAACAAGGTTTTCTTTTTACTTTTCAAAATCAATTGCAAAATGCGCACTGGTGATAAATAATATATCGAGTGCACAGACATATAAACATCGGGAGTTATTAAACAATCCTCAGCCTTTTTGTCGCAATAATTTGATTTCGCATAGTAATGACCTCGTCGCAAGACATCACTGGAACTTATTATGGGATTGCACGAGTGAATTTTGGTTCGCTTATTAGCTGCATGCCTATTAGCGTTCCCACCGATATCAGTTATACTGACGTCGGCGCCACATTGTGCGTAGATTTGTTCCACTACTAAAGTTTCGCAGATAGCTCGTTCAGTCGCACCCAATGGGTGGTCGTGAGGGTGCCCTTCACCAAATTTGAAAGTCCACTCAGGAAACTTGTCCTGAAGTGTTTTCAATTGGTTAGGAGTAACCCTATGAGTTCTGCGAAACACGCGTGCGGGGTTAGCCGCACGCTCCACCTTTGGTTTGGTGACCGGATTTGCACCGGATTTTGGGGGAGAGCTACCTCCCTTCATGGCCGCTTGGCCTTTCCCAGGTTTAGAACCCGGACCCCCTTTTGAGGGCTTCGCACCAACACTAGTAGCAGGATTACTAGAGGTGGATTTACTCTTTTTGATCGCTTTACCAGAACGATTTGCCATCTTTGATGACTTATCCGTCTTGACGGACTCCTGCT